AATTATTTGACAAATAGCCACTCGATAGTTTATTATTAAATTAAACCTGATAGGTGGTGATCTCTTGGATTCACACGAATTTGACCAGTTTGTAAATGCTTACTCGTGGCGCTATGCAAAGACTTATGCTAAAAAGTGTCCGCATGAGTATTACGTCAGGCAAAAGCTTCCGGAGGCAGGCAGGCAGCAGTTCGCCGAGGCGGTGCAGTTTATCCGTGATAACGGGTTCGAGGCGTATTATTTCAAGCGCAAGGGGATTTACTTCATTCACGGGGATCATTATTACTGGGAGATGGAGCCGCACTTACCGCCCGATGAAGTAACTATTTTGAACCGGGCTGCGCTGGCGGATTACGACCGTGTTGATAATACGTGGGTATGGAAGGGGACGGACAGCTTACGATGAAAATATATCTAAATAAAACCGTCCTCGAGGCAGCGAAGGAACGGATAAGTTTTTTGTTTGATGAATTCAAAAATGTTTGTGTCTGGTACAGCGGCGGGAAGGATAGTGTTGTCGTTCTAAACTTAACTTTACAGGTGGCAGGGGAGCGCGGGCGGCTGCCGATACCGGTGTTGTTTTTAGATCAAGAAGCTGAGTGGCAAGCGACTGTTGACGATGTGCAGCGTGTGATGAATGATGAACGGGTTATTCCATACTGGTTCCAGATTCCATTCAAGCTGTTCAGCGCAACCTCTCATTTCGAGGATTGGCTATATTGTTGGGATTCGGATAAAAAAGATTTGTGGGTTCACGAACAAGACCCTCTTTCCTATAAAGAAAATGTTTACGGTGAAGATCGTATGAAGCCTCTTTTCGATGCCGTTGCGAATTATCATTTCGCCGATGATTTTTGCGGAATTGCCGGGGTGCGCTGTGAAGAATCTCCAGCCAGAAGCATGGGCTTGACCGGGCAGGCGACTTACAAATATGTCACATGGGGCAAAGGCTTGAAAGGCAAGGGCAGGCGGTCAAAGGGTTATACTCACTTTACAATGTATCCGATTTACGACTGGAGCTATACAGATGTTTGGAAGGCTATTCACGAACACGGATGGTCGTATAACCGACTTTACGATGCCCAGTACCAACTGGGCATGGGAATAAATAAAATGCGGGTTTCTTCGCTTATCCACGAAACGGCGATATGGAACCTTTTTTATTTGCAGGAGTTCGAGCCGGATACTTACAACCGCATGGCACGGCGTATTAAAGGCGTGGATTCATCAGCGAAGTTCGGGGTTGAAGATTTTTATCCTAAAAAGTTACCGTATATGTTTGAAAGTTGGAAAGAATACAGGGATTACTTACTTGAAAAGTTAATATCTAAAGAAGAGCATCGTCAGAGGTTTATTCGTTTCTTTGAAGATCATGACAAAGTGTTTCAGATGAATGATAGGATTTTTGGCAGCCATGAATATGAAGATGCTCATAAAGCGCATGTTTGTGCTTTGATTGCTAATGATTACTGGGGAACGAAGCTCGATAATCTAAGGGCAGGATCGGATAATTCAATCAAGCGGTCGGCGCGAAGGGAATACAAAAAAAAGCAGGAGCAGGAGGCGCTCAATGGACAAGGCTGATGCAGAAAAGGCAATAAGGGAAATGAATGATTCGTTGCGGGGGATCTATAAGGAATCTCCGTTGAGCCACAACCCGGTCGGTTTGGTGCAGTGGGTTCCAATAGAGAAGGTGCAGGCGAATGAATACAACCCTAACCGGGTGGCTATCAACGAAATGCGGTTGCTCTATACCTCTATCGCTCATGATGGTTATACCCAGCCGGTGGTGACTGTTTACGATGCAGATCAAGATATTTATATTATAGTTGACGGATTTCATCGGTACAGCATAATGCGCCAGAACAAGGATATTGCAGAGGCGAATTACGGACACCTCCCGGTAGTGGTGATCGAAAAAGATATTAATGACCGCATGGCATCTACTATCCGTCATAACCGGGCAAGGGGGAAGCATCAGGTCACCGGGATGGGGGACATGGTTTTTCAAATGCTTGAAAATGGATGGAGCGATGCGGCGATATGTAAAGAGCTCGGAATGGAGCCGGAGGAACTTATTAAACTGAAACACATCACCGGGTTTAGCAAGCTATTTGAAGATGTCCAGTATCGCAAAGCATGGGAAACTACAAAACAATTAAATCTTAAAAAGGACTTTCACAGTGATGAATAATTTTTCGGAATACCTAACCGAATCGTTAAGCGGCTCATCGGGAGCTTCTGTTGATGCAGGAGGGGCAGACACGGGAGCGTTCTTTTTACAGATTTCATCTACCTGTAATGGCAGGTGTATCTTCTGTTCAGAAAATAATAACCCGTGGGAAGCAAGGCGTACTAAATTCCGACCGCTTGATGAAGTGGAAAGAATGTGCTTTTCGTTGAAACAGCCGTTTACGGCGCCGATTGAAATATCCCGGACACATCCGGGCAGGATAAGCGAAGGGGAACCGTTGATACATCCTGATTTTTTACAGGTGATAAAGACTATTCGGCGGTATTTGCCTGGAAACTATATTTATATAGATACTAACGGGTCCTTGCTTACTAAAGACTTGTTGCAAGAGCTTAACGCTTGCGGCAATATTGTTATTCGGCTTTCGTTGCCGACCCTCAATGAACGGATATTCCACGAAACTTATCAAACCTTGAAAAGTGAACACTACAGGAATGTTCGTTACTGCATTGATGAAGGCGCGCGGTTCGAAGGTATTGAGTTTAGACCCACTACTGTAGCAATGCCCAGTTGGTATGGTTACGAAGAATTGGACAGGACCGTAGAATATTTAGCGGCGGCAGGGTTTAAGTTGTATCAACTATACTCGCCGGGCTGGACGCGCTATACTCCGGAGGATGTGGCAAGGTTGTTGCATTACAAACCGGAGGAAATGCAGGAGTTTGTTGATTATGCAACTCGCCATTACCAAATAATTGTTGAATGGGGACTGTCGCCCCGACTGCCGGTTGTAATACCCGGGATGAGGGATATTCTAAAAGATCTTTGCAAGCAGTCAGCCAAGCAGGTTGTTGTGCTGACTTCGACTCTGGCGTTCAAGCGGGCAAGCGCGTTTGTTCATGCTTCAGCTTCGGGGTTGCCGTTAGATTTGCGGGTGATAAGTGTTCATAATAAAGTTTACGGTGGCAATATCGGTAGCGCCGGGTTGTGGTTCGTGTCCGATGTTGAAGCTGTCTTGCAGAGAGTGAATCGGACGACCGTGATAATGCCAAGATTGTTTATTGACCGATATGGATATGATTTGATGGGCAATGATTTTATTGACTATGTGAATGAAAGTTCAAACCGATTTATTCTATTATAGGGGAGTTGTGTATATGACTAAGGTTGAATGGCTTTACGGTGATGCGGGGGATAAGTGGCCAGTGGCGGTCGGCGATATTTGGAAGCTCGGAGATCATGTTTTAGGCTGTGGCGACTTGGAGCTTGGTATGCCGGAGGCGTTGTTTGCCGAATTCGGAGTGCCGGATTTGACTTACGTTGACCCGCCGTGGAATACGGGGAATATTAAAAGTTTCAGGACCAAGGCAAAGCTGACCAGTGAAGATGTTGATTTCAGGCGGTTTTTGGAGAAGTTGATTAGTCTGGCGGGGCAGGTGAAAGGACCGGCATATATCGAGATGGGCCGGCAGAACATTGACCTCTTAACCAAGCTGGTCGAGCAGTCCGGCGGCAGCGTCTTAGATGTCTGGGAAACTATTTATTACGGCAAACACCCGGCGTTGTTAATGAGAGCGAATTGGGGCAGTCTTACTTCGGTTGCTCTGCCTGCTGATTTTTCAGGGTTGGGCGGTGAAAAAGTCCCGTTGCTGGCAATTCAAGCCGACAGTAAAGAAGGCGATACAATCTTCGATCCGTGTGCAGGCTTGGGCACTACTTGCAAGGTTGCTCATTCTACAGGCAGGCGATTTATGGGCATGGAGCTTAACCCCCGAAGGATTGCCAATGCTATTGACTGGCTTGCAGAACAAGGACTTAAACCTGAAATTGTGAAGAGGGGTGTAGCAGTTGATTGAAAACATTTCTATTGACCAAATTGAGCCTTATGAAAATAATCCACGTGTTCATAATATTGAAGAGTTAAAGAAGTCCATTCAGCGATATGGTTTTAATGTGCCGATAGTTGTGGACAAGAATAATATCATTATTGCCGGGCATGCTCGCTACAAGGCAGCCAGCGAGTTAGGGTTGCAGGAGGTTAAGGTTATTAAAGCGACAGATTTGACAGATGAGCAGGTGATTGAGTACCGTATTGCCGACAATAAGATCGCGGAACTTTCAAGCTGGAACGCGGACGACCTCGAGCAAGAGTTGCGGTCAGCTAAAGACATTAGCCTTGTTGCTGGATTCCAGCCGCATGAAATAGCAAGGTTGTTCCCTGATTTTTCAGAGTCCGATTACAAGGTTTATACTGAAGAAGATATTACCAAAGTGCAGCAGGAGCGCGATGAGCATTTTCAAAAGAAGAATGAACAAACAATGGACGATTATTTAACTATTCCGTGTGAAAAATGCGGGTATGAGTTTTCAGTGTCTTACAGGGTGGTTAAAGATTTTTATTAAACAATGCGGGGTGTTATAATGAAGTTGCCGATTAAGCAGATCAAGCCATACTGGCGCAATCCACGGGATAACACTAAAACAATAGAAGCGTTAAAAGAGTCTATCAAAAAGTTTGGGTTTAAGGTCCCTATTACAGTGGACAAGAAGCACGTTATTGTAACAGGGCACGCTCGCTACAAGGCTATGATAGAATTAGGGTATGAAGAAATAGAATGTGTTATGTTGGACTTACCAGCAGGGAAGGTAAAGGAATATCGGCTGGCGGATAACAAGGTTGCCGAGTTCTCTTTATGGGATTCGGATAAACTCAGTGTCGAACTGGCGAAATTAAGCGATCCGAGTGTTATGCAGGACTTTGGTTTTCAGAGTGCAGAGCTTGAAGATCTAGCTGTAATCCCAGTCCCCGAACTCGATTCCGAGGCCTGGGAAGCAGGACCAAAAAATACTGTTGGAGGGAAGGGAGAAGAAAATGACGATAACGAACTCATCCTCACATGCCCAGAATGCTTCCATGAACACAGATACACAAAACGAGATCTCCTTGCGCTTAGAGGAACAGGCGAAGGAATATCAACGGCGGATTGACCCTAAAATATACGATCAGGCTTACAGCGACCCCGGATGCTTAATTGAGAACGCCGAAATAAAGCGCATTTTTCAGGACCGGGTTCAGCCCGGGCAGGGCATGAGATTAGCAGATTTGGGCTGCGGAACCGGGTTTGGGTATGATGTCTGCGGCCAACCGCTCAACTATACCGGAGTTGATGTATCGTGGGGATCGGTTAGTATAGCGCGTGGCAAGTTTCCGAATGCCGAGTTTCGGCGGCAGTGGGCTGAAGATTATATCAGCCGGCAGAAAAAGTTGTTTTGCGTTACATCATTTTTTAGCTTGAATTACATGGTCCCTGATATTATAAGGATGGTTGCAGAGCGCTTGGTTCGCGGTGGTGCTTTCTTTGCGGTTCATTACAACCGCCCTTACCTTACTTCCAATTCTCACTGGTATCACGACTTGAAAGAGTTTTTCTTGCATAAACATGCGAAGCGCCAGCAACAAATAAAAGCGGTTTTTGATTCGTATAATGCGGAAACTTTCAACCTGCTCGATGAACCTTATTATTTTGTGACTATACTGCGAGGGGAACAACTTGGCAAATGATAAGCATAATTGGCCGGAAATTAAAAGCGCTTACGTTGAAGGATATGTAGATGACAGCGGCGCGGTCGTGTGGCCAACGCTCGATCAATGTGCTCAAGATTTCAATGTGTCTATATCTACCTTGAGGAAGCGGGCTGCCCATGAAGATTGGTCGGAGGAAAAGAATGCCTACAGACAAAATTTAGAACAAGCGCGGCAGGAGCGCAAAATTGATGTTCTGGCTGACAAAGCAACAAAGTTCGATGAGCAGGTGTTTAAAGCAGCCGAAGCCGGGTTGCGACATGTTCAAGGGCATTTTTTAAAATATCAAGATCAACTTATCGAGAGCGAAGGGCGTAATCCAATGAACCTGCGCTATTTAAACGACCTCGGGAATGCGCTGGAGAAGTTCCAGAGGATCGGCAGGTTGGCTCTCGGTGAAGCAACAGAGATCGGGATGGGAGGTTCGAACGGTGGCGATAGCTACTACCTTATCCAAGCAATTATCGGAAACCCCGACAACGCAGAAAGAATTAAAGAACATTTCAGACAAAATGCTTCTGGTAAACTTAGCTCGGAATGACTATGAGTTTTACTGCGAATATACTCACAGGGGGCTGTATAAACCGGGCAAACATACTCGGTTGATATGTGATTACTTGCTCAGAGTGGAGCAGGCAGAAATTGAGAAGCTGATGATTTTCATGCCTCCACGACACTCAAAAAGCATGACCGTTACCGAAACATTCCCGTCTTACTTTATCGGCAAGGACCCGGAGCGGCGGGTGATCAGTGTTAGTTACAGCGGTGGTTTGGCAAAGCGCTTCGGCAGGGCGAATAAACAGAAGCTCGAGGAATATGGGCCTGACATTTTCAAGATAGGGATGGCGCGGGATCAGGCCTCGGTTACTGATTGGGGCGTTGTAAATCATCGCGGCGGGATGCTATCAACTGGGCTCGGCGGTACTATTACAGGTGAAGGTGCAGATTTGCTTTTAATTGATGATCCTATCAAGAACCGGAAAGAAGCTAACTCGGTTACTTACCGCGAGAATTTATGGAATGAATGGCAGAATACACTTGTTACAAGGTTGCAACCGGGCGGGGTTGTTATTTTAGTATTAACAAGGTGGCATGAAGATGACCTCGCTGGGCGGTTACTGGAGCAGGAGGGCAACCAGTGGACCGTGCTGCGTTTGCCGTGCGAAGCTGAGGATAAAGACCCGTTGGGCAGGAGTTACGGGGAACCTCTATGGCCGCAATACGGTTTCGATCAGGCGTGGATGGATAAGCGTAAAAAGGAAGTTGGCAGCAGGACGTGGGCTTCGTTGTATCAACAGCGTCCCACAGCCGAAGAAGGCGAACTTATCAAGCGGCACTGGTGGCGGTTTTGGTGTTATCCCGGGCAGGAGAAGAAGCTACGTCCGGTTACGAATACGATGGAAGATGGAACTGTTGTCGAAGTCCGTCCCGAACCACTACCGGAAAAATTTGACATAACAGCTCAATCTTGGGATATGAGCTTTAAGGAAGTTGACGAATCGAGTTACGTTGTCGGGCAGGTATGGAGCAAGCGCATGGCTAACAGTTATTTGCGGGATCAGCTTCGGGAGCGGTTGGACTTCCCGGCAACGGTCAGGGCAGTTTTAGGGTTGAGCAAGAAATGGCCTGAAGCTGGGGCGAAGTGGATTGAGGATAAGGCGAATGGGCCGGCGGTGCTGTCCACGTTGAAGCGTAAATTGTCGGGGCTAATAGCTATACAACCGTATGGGAGTAAAGAAGCGCGGGTCCACGCTGTCAGCCCGGAGATCGAAGCGGGGAATGTGTATCTCCCGCATCCGGCGATAGAGCCGTGGGTTAAGGACTTCATCGAGGAATGTGCAGGATTTCCGAATGCGGCAAATGACGATCAGGTTGATGCTATGTCGCAGGCTTTAAATAAATTGCAGGGCAGGGTGAAGCAGTCAAGACCTCTGGGTCGCAAGCCAAGAGGATTATAGCAGAATGGGGTGTTTATAATGCCGTATATCGAGATAGGGAAGGAACGGACAGATGTCTGGCCTCCGGACGATGCGGAAACTAACAAGCGGCTGGATAATTACAAGCGGTGCAGGCACTTGTTCAAAGGTCAACATGCAGAGGTTTTCGAGCGGGTGCAAAAGTGGCTTGAAGAGTCGGGCGATAAGTGGATGGTCTATGTTGCCTGCAACTTCGCTGGGTTGATAAGCAAGGTATCGGCGGATATGCTTTTTGGGGAAAAGGTGAAGTATGTTGTTGATGAAGACCCGGTTAGCGATGAGCAGGGGCAGTTGAACCAGTTGATTGAGAGCAATAAACTGAATACGGTCAATTACGAAATGGCGTTGTCAACTTCATGGCGCGGGGAAGTGATCTACAAGGTTCGTTTCGGCAAGCTGGCTACAGCAGGAGAAGATGAGCAAAGCCATGCGATTATCGAGCCGGCATCGCCGGGCAGGTTCTTCCCGATTACCAGCGGTGATAATATCCGCGATTTACAGGGTGGTGTTTTCGGGTATGTCAGGAAAGCGCCTCCGGGCGTCAGGGCAAGAGAAGGGCGCGATTACTTGCGCATTGAGCGGCACTTGCCGGGCAAGATACAGAATGAGCTGTGGTTGCTTGAAGAAGATGGCCGGACAATACAGGAGCAGGTGAACCTGAATCTGTTTGAAGAATACGCTGAATTGGAGCAGGAGCAGGAAACAAAATACCCGGGGCTGTTGTTCACCTTCACTCCGAACTGGCGTTTAGAAGATGAGTTCTGGGGGATCAGCGACTACTATGATCTTGAAACTATTTTCGATGAAATAAACAACCGGGTTAGCAGGATTAGTCGGGTGCTGGATAAGCACGAATCGCCGAGGTTGATATTGCCGCCGGGGATTATGCACTTTGATGAAAAGACCGAGCGGTGGTATGTTACTAAAGAGGATCTCGAGATGATGGAGGTTTCAGGTGAAGATGAAACTGTCCGGGGCGACCTGCCGAAATACTTAACATGGGATGCGCAGTTAGATGCGGCGTTCAAGCAGATTGATAAGTTGATGCAGTTGGCGTTCCTGATTAGTGAAACTTCTCCGGATGCCTTCGGCTTGCGGGAAGGTGGCGCGGCTGAAAGTGGCAGGGCGCTTAAATTCAGATTGATACGGTTGCTGGCAAAGATTAACCGCAAGAAGCTGTATTTCGATCAGGCACTTAAAGATGTGATCGGCAAGGCGTTGCACATGGAAGCGGAACATGGCGGGGGTTTGGATTACAGCGATACTGACCTACGGATAGAGTGGGGCGATGGCATACCTGCCGACCCGAAAGAGCAGGCTGAAATCGAAGGTATCAGGACAGGGCACGAACCGACAACCAGCGTCCGTTCAGCGGTCAGGCGTCTTGACGACCTCGAAGGTGAAGACTTGGAAAATGAGATGCAGGGTATTGAAGCAGACCGGGCAGGGCAGGGTGAAGTTACTCCGCCGGAAGGGGCACGGACCGGGTTGGACTTAGGGCTTGGTGAAGAAGAAGAACGCGGCGGCGGCGAAGGTGAAACCAGTTAGGAGGGTGAGGTATGGCACTTCCAGAGTATCATCCGGTAATACCGATAGACGAATACCAGCAGGTGTTCAGGCAGGGGAGCTTGGATATTGCTGACCATATCAACACGCTTGAATCTTCCGGTCGCAGTGGCAGGGCGGCGCGGGAGGCGTTGAACTCTTCACTACACACCTTGAATGAGATGTCGGATTATAATAAGCAGTGGATTGAGCAGAATATCCCGGCGGAATACAAGAAGGGCTGGGATCAGGCGTTTCAGAGCAATCTCTATGCAACTCCTACCGGACTTGGCGGGGGTTACGGTGAAAGAACGTTTGCCCAAATGCACCGGGAGGCGATAGAGCAACTGGCTTACGGTATGAAGGATACTACCGACCTCGCGCTGGCTCAAGTGGGGCGGCAGGTGGCGGATCATTATCGTAATGTTGGAATGAGCGAAGCGTTACGGCGGCAGTTTACCGGGGAAACTATCCGGCAGACTACAAAGCGGATGAGAGGGCGGTTGGAAGGTTTGGGATTGACAACCTTCGGAGACGCGGCGGGCAGGCAGTGGGGGCTTGATTCTTACTGCACGATGGTAGCGCGCACCACGACCAGAGAGGCAACAACTCAAGGGACGTTGCTTCGCGCTCAACGGATGGGCTACAAGCGGATAGCCTTGTCGGAGCATTATCCGACTTGTCCGTTATGCGCTCCGTTGCAGGGCAGGGTTTATACTACAGATCCCAGAGATCAGGAATATCCGCAATGGATGCCTGACTACTGCCCCGTTCATCCGAACTGCTTGCATACAATTTACGTTTATATTGAGCGATACGATCCGAACCGGTTAGGGACCAAGGCGAAGGCGAATAGGGCATGGACCAACAATCAGACGGCGGCTCAAAATGCGCATTATAAGTCAATGCAGGCGGCGAATATGAAACGGCGGAACTTGCAGAATCAGTATTCGCGGTATCTGTCAAGGTTAGGGCAGGACAAGGTTGGCACTATACAGGGCTTTGCTCGAAGCAAGGCGGCAGGCAGCGCAAGGTATCAGGAATTGCAGACGGCTTACAGGGCGGCAGGGCAGTAATAAGAGCGGCGGAATCCCCGAACTTGACAAAATATTTTTAATAAGTTAAACTTAACAAAATAGGTTCACGTTACGGTCAAAAACGATTGGAGGGTGAATTGTGGCAGCA